TCTTCACTGGTATAACTATCGATAAAACTTATGAAAAAATGTTGGATGAACTGAGAACCTTTTCAAATATCGAGAACCTAGAATCATTACATATGGATGATATACTTTTGATACAATCTGTTATACAGATATATTATGCTGTTATCAGAGAAAATAATACTATATATGTTGTATTTCCATCGGGGATAGTTCTCAATAGAATAGACCTTTATGATAATCCAAAGATAACCCTTCCGATGATATCATTGATATATCGAATATGTAATATATTATATTGTAAAAAAGAAGAAATCAGGATAGTCCTCTGCGGGTTCTCAATGGGTGCAGCATTGGCAATGTATATGGGTGTTTTATTTCGAAAACATTCTCCTGAAATGTTCTCTACCTATTGTATTATTTTGGGAGCAGGGATAGCCAAATGTCTCATCGATACTGATTTCACACGACTTCCTAACGTCAGACAATTTGTTTCTGCAGAATTGCGTGGAAATAAATTATTCATAGATCCGATGATTACAAAAGGGGACACCTTATTTCTTTATGACCCAATCGAATATATTTATAAAAATAAAATATTATCTTCCACTGAAGTTAGCGATTTACTTATTATAAATGAATGTACTGAGAACATTTGTAAAAAAATACATAATTGGAATTATTATAAAAATATATTGTCTGGTATATATATTTCGTAATTATCATGACACAACTCTTCATATATTCCATCATTTAAAGAAAAATTATTCCAATTAATCCTATCTTGGTTTTTTTCCAAAATAGGGATAGCGGATGGGTTTGAAGAGAGAGCCGACCAATCGACTTTTTCGAGATTTTTTTCCAAAATATGAATAGCGGCTGGGTTCAATGACAAAGCCGACCAATCGACTTTACCAATGTTTTTTTCGATAACATCTATGGCCTCTGGCAATTTAGAAAATTCTTTCCAATGAACCTTATCGATGTTTTGTTCCATGATGTCTATTGTAAATGATTTCATTGACAAATTACGCCATTCAATCATATCCGGTCTCAATTTCATATAATACTCTATGATATCAAGTATTTCTGGTTCATCACTCTCATATAAATCGAACTCTAATAAAAATTCGAATTGGTTTATATCATGTTCTTTGTAATAACGCAATAATGGAATAATATAAGGAGATGAAGCAAAATCAAACCCAAAAGAATAAATATATTTTGAATACTTGATGAATAATTTCCAAGCATCTGGGTTTGGATTATAATGAAGTTCGCAAAAATTGATTTTTTCTGGATGTTTATCTAATAATTCAACCGCGGATGGGTTACGCGATAATTGACATTTATCTACTTTATCGAGATTTTTTTCCAATATTGATATAGCGAACCTATTATAAGACAAATAACTCCAAGCTTCTTTTGAAAATAAATCAAGATGTTTGGTAATAAAATTTATAGCTTCAGGGGTTTCTATTAAAGCTACTCTTTCCCACATTACTTTTTCGAGATTTTGTTCCAAAATGGGTATAGCACCTTTATTAGAAGATAAAGCATACCAATCAACTTTATCCAAATTATTTTTCAAAAGATGACATGCGGCTTCATTCCAAGATAAAAATTTCCAATCCACTTTATCGATATTTTCTTCTATTATATCAATAAATTTCGAACTACTTGAACATATACTCCATATTATTTTTTCTGGATGGGTTTGAAAAAAATAATGAGATTTATCATTGTATGTCAAATTCTCAATATTCAATTTATCCGGATCAATCCAAGACAGTAAATTATATTTTTTCATTTTTTCCATTATAGAACACTATTACTACTTCTTTATGACATTTTATCAGATTGTCCTAAAGAAATAATACTAACTTATTATAAAATGACATTCATATTTGACTATGAACAATTTTATGAATATTATACTGACCCAGTAAATATTAATATAGAGAATACAACTAGACCAACGGTTTTTTATTTCGATAATGATAATAAATCTATAAAAAAAGATAAACAAGCAAAATCGAATAATCTTTCACAATATTATATAGTTGTAAATGGAGTAAAGGTCTATATAGCTACATTTAAGGATAAATCAACTAAATCATTATTGTTTATAATGCCTACTGAAATTGGTGGTCATTTATTTGATTTTCATTATCGTTTTGGGTTCAGACCTATAAATCCAAATAAAGAACCAACCAAAATAGATAGACTATATTTACTTGATGACAAAAAAATAATTACATCAAAGAAAAAACAAACTAGAAAAAGACGGTCGCTTGTGTCACCCGCAGTTACAAAAGGAAATATAATAGATGAAATACAAATAGATACTATTCCAGAATTTATTCACATGGACCTAAATGAAAAGGTTGTATTTTTTCATAAAACAATACAAGTCCCCACAAATATATCTGCTAAGAAGATAATGGGACAAAATAAACATCAAATGTGTTATTTCCAAAACAACACAAAAATTAAAAATGTTAGAACAATTCTTTGTGTAGATGAAAATCAAAAACATATGAAAATGGTTTTTTCAACACAAGAATTGAAACAAATTACCGAAATCATGACAAGACCCTTCATGAATATTCCCCAAGAACCTTCTATAAAAAAACATATTCATACAGATATACCAGATTTTATGGAAACTATTTATACTTCAAATGAACACCAAGATATTAAAGGCGGAAATCGCATAAATTATAAGTATAAACATACGATAAAACATTATAATAAATAATTCCGATGATTGTCCTAAAGAAATAATATGACAACCCCTACACGACTTCTGCTTCCAGAATTTCCTTAGGAATATTTATCAAACATTTTTTCTTTTCTTTTGCTTCTTTATTTGCTGTAGCCGGGTCATATTCCAATCGCCATTTATCCATGTTCTCAAATCCCGTATATCCATCTATATCCGTAGAGGTTATCCTATAATTACACTTTTTGTAAAATAACCTGCGTGTATTCCATTGTCTCTTTAAATATTCATGACTATCTAAAATATCCACTACAATCGGGTTCTGGCCTTTGGCTCGCAAAATTCGTCCTACAGATTGCTCTATATCGGTTTTTGGTGTGGCCATAACTAATGTAGAAAGTGTTTTTATATCAAGGGCTTCTGCCGCCATAGCATAAGTCGCCAACACTATTCGGCGACCTTCTGTTATTTTCAAATCTTTCTCTTTCATTCCTCCTACATAATAACCTACTATGTTCTCTTCTGCAGAAATATGATGTCGAATAGCGTCATATAGAAATGTTAGCAAATCTCGATTATGAGCGAGAACCATGATTTGTTTATGAGGATTTTCTTTTAGAAGATCCGATAAAATCCTTATAATAAAATCCGAACGCGGTCCAAAAGCACATAACTTCGATATCATCGTGCTATATTTCGGAGAACCACGAAAATCATATTCTGTTTGATTGAATTCGGGGTCTCTTGTCTTAAACATGATTGCACGAACTTGAACAATATCATCGTCGGTTCTCTCTTCTGAATATATTTTAGGACCAATAAACATATATAAAATCTTAGTAAGCCGGTCTTTTCTTTCAACCGTTGCTGAAATTCCCAACATATATGGTGTGACTACTTTAAACAGGGTTTTCGAGAACTCTTCACTACCTATTCTATGAACTTCGTCTATAACAGTTAATCCAAAAGGGTCAAATGCCGATGCTTCGAAATCACGAGAATGCATAGTCTGTATCATTCCTATGACAATATCTCGTCCTTCTACATCGAACACGGGACCCTGGATTTTGCCCACTCGTGCAGAAGGCATAAACTCTGCAATTCGTTCTATCCATTGGTTCATTAGGAATTCTTTATGAACCAATATAAGTGTTTTCTTCTTTAGGATACTAATAATATTCAGTGCCATGACTGTATTGTGAGTGACTGTTCCTTCGCCTAAAACGAACCTGCGATTACCATCGATTTCGAACCCATAATAGTCATCTTCATACATAGGTGTAATAACGATATCATACATCTCAGCAAATAAATCATTCGGGATACGATATCCGACCCACTTTTCGCGTTCATTTATGTATAAATAGTCCAAAATAGGCATATCACGGATTTCGCCTGTTTCGCGATGTTTTAACGATAATATATGACTTTCATTTACAATATAATGCCAATTAGTCCCCATTTCGGCCACTCGATACATCCTTTCACGACCCCTGGCTAATGAACGAACACGACGTTCCTTCAAATTGTCGCCCATCAAGCGGTCTCCTATACGAATATCTTCAACCTTTTTGACAGACCAATCGGCCATCATAACTGGCGTTCCTTTACCCAAACATTTGCCCTTTCCACAGGGGACTTCTAGAATGGCGCCTCCAGCACTTTCGGGGGCAACATAATCGGTATAAACTTTAACAATTTTATTTTGATAATCGCGCAGGTCTTTCACAAAGGGAACATCGATATCTTCACCCGATGTGAGTTCTGAACGGTCGGGCATTCCATATCTTTCTACTCCCCAAAATCTAGGAAGATAGACTTTTGCAGTGTTCTCACGATAAACTGGAAATGAATCGATGACACCCTTCACCTTAGGCCCCATCGTAAATGGTGTTAAATATAAATCCTTTTTGACAGCCTCTAAATCTCCTTCCGATAATACCGATTTGGGAATGGTGTAGCCTTTTTTTCCTAGATATGCGGCTTTTCGGACGGTTTCTTTGTAATCTGGCGGAATAATTTCTTGTGATGGTTTTTTGAATACTTTTGAAGTGGATGATTTAATAAATTTCTTCATAGGTGGCATTAGTATGCTAATATATATTATCTTTAGGACGTTTTCAATTTTATCATAAAGGTTCTCAATAGAGATGTAAAAAAATAGTAATATAATATATTAAAATGAAACTCAGCGATTTTACAAAATCATTATCTCCGTTGGAAGTAGCAACACTTGTCATTTTCGTGATTTATATCATATTTCCCTTTAAGACACCCTTCTTCTTGTCCGGTATTGTGAATACACCAATTGGTTTGGTAGTTGTTCTCGTTTTGGCATTGTATTTGTTTTTCTACACAAACCCTATTTTGGGTGTAGTTTTCATTTTCGTTGCCTATGAATTGGTCCGAAGAAGTTCTTTAGTCAAAGTGGCCGCCGCTGACAATTATATGGTCCGTTCGTCTCCTAGCGAGGCTGAACGTGTGTTTGAAATGAAACAGATGAACCCTGCTCACGTTGTCACATTGGAAGAGGATGTTGTTGCCAACATGGCGCCTGCAACAGTATTCAACCACTCTGATGCCAGTGTAGGATATGGTTTCAAACCTGTTGCTGAGAAGGCTTCTGGTTCTTTGTATAAATAAAGTAGGGGAGTTATTATATTCATATTTATCTTTGTAAATATGAATTATCTGCGTTTTCGTGATAAGATTTTTCCACCTCGTAACTTGAATGATATATTTGATAGAAATGGACGTTTTATTATTTCTGTTATTTGGTGTAATTCTTCTGAAGAAAAAATGAGCTTCATATATTTATTATCATCATCCAAACAAATTATATTACTAGTAGAGTATATTTTTATTTTATTTTGGAAATGACAACTATTATGTTCATTTATTCCAATCATACCATCCTTATCTGGTAATTGAATTGTTTTATGAAAAAATACACGTTTTTCATTTTGGTCAATAATAACGAATTCTCTATTATTATCAGGGATAATTTCATGTAATATATTTTCTCCAATAACTTCTTCTCTTGTTTGTGATATCTTTGATATAACTCGTTTTCTGGTGCGGGTTTTCATAGTTTTACTTGGTTGTATAGCATTATTATTATAAAAATATAACCTATTCAGTTTTATTGGGTCTTTTCGGTTTATAGTTCTGAACCCAAAATGATAATGAAAGTCATATATTACACCATTTATTTCTGTTGGAATAGTAAATAATAATTCTTTATGAGGATTGTTATTTTTCGTAACTTCTGATATATATATTTTTACTCCATCAATAATTATATAATATTTAGAAAGATATGTAGTTTTTACAGGTTTATGTATATCAGACCTATTGAAATAATAAATGATAGGTCTAGGTCTATCATCTATATGTCTATTTTTTGGATCTGTATAATACTCAAAAAACTTATCATAATCAAAAATGAATGACATTTATTATATATCGATATTTATCTTACAATATTTCATCATATATTATTTCATTTTCATGTAAATTCTCCCATTGCGATAAGTTTTGCCAATTTATACTATCAATTATATCTGAAATTGTATTATATACAGTTTCATTTATAATTTTATTTACATTTTCCATATCATAAAATATACATTCTATTGATGTGTTAAAATGACCAAATGACCCGCACTTATAACAAAAACTATGTATTTTTTTATTTTTAAAACACTCGCTATAGTATTTTATTATTATATTATGGATATACAATCCAATCTTTTCTTCTAACTCAAATAAACTATATTTATAGTAATCCATGGATAAGTCATTCATTTCGATATATTCTGCTATTTTTCTGGTATATACTTTTATAAACGAATCTTGAAATAATAAATTTAGTTCTCTATCTCTATTAAATTTTATATTATAGAAATTATCTAAAAATGTCTCATCATCATATTTCCATAAATTATTATATTCGTATGTTAATTCTTTAATAAATGATTTTGATAAATCATATAAATAAGTATTATATGCTTGTAGGGTATTTTCATCGTATAAAGTAAATATATTATCAATATGTTTATAACGAAAATCTACATTATTGAAATCATATTTTCTTAAACAATTATTTCTAACAAATGTATTTATTATAACTCTTTCTGTAAATTCTAAATAAGAAGTTATTAATAAGCATATATCTTGTATAATAAATATATTCATTACTATATTTATTGTATTATTTTTACATTCATTTCGTCAAATTTGCGCGACTACTTTGTAATCGATAATGGTTCAAAAGTGCCATCATATAAATAGCAAAGAGAACACCATAAAAATGTAGAGATGTAAAAAAGAAATGTCCCATAGATCCAGTTAGATGTAGTAGTCTTAGAAGTAGCAAAAATGCAGCATAAAATATGGCTACACCTAGAAATCCTAATTGGAAATGATATACTGGAATGAGTGGTTTCTTTCCTGCCGTTTCGGGGTCAGGGTTTTTCTCCATAGTAGTCGTAAAGAAAAGTTGAAAGATATTGTCCGAAAAGAACCCCCAATCCATTTCCATGTTCTCAAAACTTGGCAATACACCTTTCGTTTCGAATTGTTGTAGGTATTCTGCGGGGCTAAAGATACGTTGGTATTGTAAAATAATAACTGAAGCAATAAAGAAAATAAATACATACATTCCAAGAATGGTTGCTATTGGTTTATTATTCAACATTCCATAATTAATAAATGCCAGTGCAAATCCAAAGAAGATAGCCCCCGTATAAACATCCGCAGCATTCGCTCTATTCAATTTGCGCTGTGCTGAGAAATCCATATTATCCATAATGAGTTCGACAATCATGATTTTATGTGCTATAGGTGTCACAAAGAAGGCAATAATAATCATAATGAAGAAACCGAAGAAGTTCATCATTGTTTTGATGGTCGAGCTGGTTGCATCATCTGTTACTATTTTGCTATCCATTGGAATAATGACACCGGCTGTTTCGGAAATAGAAGGGTCGGTTTCATCAATGGGTTGGCAATAGCCTGCAACAACTACTGGGGCAGGTCCTCCTGAATCAGCATTCATTGGAGCAACAAATGCCGGTGGTGTTGTTTCTGTAGGACCCGTATCCATACTCAATACAGAAGATACTGAATCGGTAGATAACTTGCTTGTATCCAAATTGCTTGTATCCATCGCACTCGTTAGACTACCAGTATCCATGCCTTCAATTATTTTTTGAACACCTCCTAAAATGGGTTCTGATTTCATAATCGAGTATTCATCGACATAAGGTGCTAGAGTGAATAGACCGGCATGTAGTCCTGTGAAATCATTAGAAACATAAATCGGTCGAGTGAAAATAGCAACTGTAGCAGAGTTTAATAGATTGTTTTTATAGACGATAGTTCTATCGGTCTTGATATATTTATTTAGACTAATAGTTGCGTCTTGACTGCCATCAATTAAAGCATCGATGTCATTAAATACATCTTTATTTCCCCCTTTCAATAAAAAACATGTATAAAGAGGCGAAGTGAAATTCGTTAAAGGAACATGTTCGATAACGAGTTCTGCATCGTAATCAATACAACTAATTTTATGAATAGGTTTGACAATATATAATGTCTTTGTTACATATCCGGAACCCAAAACGGCTATATTTGGTTGATTTGATTTAGATGAATACGGTATTTTAAGGAAACCATTTTTAGCAATTGTATCTTGTATTTGTGATTTATAAAAGGTGGTTGGATAATAATTATATTGAACTGTATCCGAATTATCTATAAATTTGGTTATGTCAAAATACATCTATATGATTAAGCCACAAATTATTTTTTCCATTCGGTATTTCAATGATGTTTATGCTTTTTATGGTTCTTTCCTTTTCCACCGGTTGTCGGCTCTGGTAAAGGAGGAGATATTTCTTTTTTTTCAGAAGCAACAGGAACAACTGGCTCTTTCTTTTCTTCAGCAGGGACAACAGGAACAACTGGCTCTTTCTTTTCTTCAGCAGGGACAACAGGAACAACCGGCTCTTTCTTTTCTTCAGCAGGGACAACAGGAACAATAGGAACAACCGGAGAAACAACCGACTCTTTCTTTTCTTCAACAGGAACAGATTTCTTCTCAACTACCTTTTGAGGAACAGGTGTTTTAGAAAAAGTATCACTCGTTACTGTAGAAATATTTATAAGGTCCGGCGCACTACTCGATACTGTTAGGTTATCCACATCTAATTCAGAAATTTCCGCCAAAAGTTCTCCATTTGCGGTTATATACGAAGGTGCCAAACCAGTAGCCGTAGTAGTAACTGTAACCTTCTCTTGTTGTTCAGCAAGACCCTCTTCCGGTTTTTTTGTATTATCCACTTCAACATCAAATTCAGCAGGGATTTGAACCGCATTCCCAAACAACTTTTTCAAATATTTGTAAGATTTTGTAATAAGTTTGTTTATATTGAAACCTTTATCCGACATATATATTATATAAATATTATTATTATATTTATAAAAACAATAATAATAATATGAATGAAACCAAAACTATTATTTTACCTATAGAAAAAACCAAAGAAGAAAAACAACGAGAAAGAGAACAAAAACAAATCCAACCGAAAGAAGTCATAAAGAGGAAAATTACAACTACCCCGAGATGGGTATTTTCGGCAGACGAATTACAACAACCCAATCAACCAAATCATCTTTATGACACTTCTAAAAAACATTTTTTGTATCAACAAATCCGCAATAAATTATCGAGTTATCGTTCTCAAGATATTGAAAAAGGTTTTCCTATTGAAATCATAGAGAACCATTCGTTAGATGTTTCAGGAGTTATTCTGAAACTCGAAGAGGCCGATTTCAAATGTTTTTATTGTAAAGATATCATAATGCTTCTTTATGACAATGTTCGAGAACCCAAACAATGGACCCTTGAAAGATTAGATAATAAAATGGCTCATGTAGTTGATAATGTCGTCATTGCGTGTCTTTCTTGTAATTTACGAAGGAGAACTATGAAATACGAACGATATGTTCTCACAAAAGAAATTCAAAAAGTAGTCAAACAGGGAATGTCATAAAGGAATATTGTGAATTATATACTTCTATTGTATATGTGGTATTCGTTCTTGTTCCTATTATATCACATTGTTATGACGTCTGCCGACACACAATGTCCATATACTAATGGATTTGAGGACAGACGAACAAATACATCCAATTATCGATTTATGCAATTCAATGTAGAATGGTTATTTATAGATTATTATTCCAGTGCGGATTGTCCCGGTAATGGTTGTCCTTGGAATAACCAGTCAGAAGCCCAGACCCATTTAGAATATATCGAAAAAGTGATTTCTATTATAAATCCAGATACGGTTCATATGTGTGAGGTAGAAGGTTGTGATGAATTATCGGAATTGGTATCGAATGAATATGTAGCCTATTTAATAAAAGGAACAGATACAGCTACGGGTCAAAATGTGGGACTTCTTACAAAGATTGACCCTATTGTTGATTTATATAGAACAGAAGACCGTGTTGAATATCCTATACCAGGTTCGAAATGTGGATATACTGGTGCGTCTGGAACATCGGGTGTCAGTAAACATTTAATAACCGAAATAAAAGTGTCGAATGTTTCTATTGCATTGATAGGAACCCATTTATTAGCTTATCCTACAGATAAAACCAGATGTGCCGAACGAGAAGCACAAGCACAAGTTCTCCAAAAAGTCATAAATAATTATATTCTATTGGGTTATGAAGTAATTGTATCTGGGGATTTTAATGATTTTGATGGTGAGGTGGTTGATGCCAATGATAATTTGCCTATATCTATGGTTCTCGATATTTTGAAGGGGATTTCAGGAACTTATCGATATACATTGAGAACTGTTGGTGAAAAAATAGGAAAAGATGAGAGGTTCAGTGATTGGTATGATAAAAATGGGAACTGTCAATCGACGTATTCGGAGTTCTCACAAATCGACCATATATTAGTATCTTCTAATTTGTATGACCGTATTAGTCAGGCATTTATGTATCATGACTATAAAGAGTTTTGTGGGACTTATAATTCTGACCATTATCCTGTGGTAGTTGATTTTATGTTATGAATGATTATATTTCTATAATGTATATGTCAAGCGATAAAGAAGAAATAGGTAAAGAAATCGGTGAGAAACATCCAGTTCATGAGAAAGATGAGAACGATGAGAACGATGAGGGTGAAACAAAAAAATCAAGAAAAGAACAACAAGAACAAGAAAAACAAAATGAATATGCAGAAGATTTCCCAGAAAATTTAGTAATTTATATTTCATTACATGGTTCAATTGTAATAACGGATGAACGAAATCTAGAACTGATAAAAATACCAGATAGTATTGAATATATTTCTAAATTTAATATTGCTCCACCTGGAGACGAGGCAGTATGGAGTTCGCGTGATAAAATACCTTTTTTAGGTTATCGTATGAAACCAAGTAAAAAATTAGAATGCAGACGTGAAAAAAAAGACCTTGTGATGTATGATGACATTATTCATAGTCACATTAAAAAATATCAAGAATCAGGCTTAGATACAACAGATGACATATCTATTTTAAATGGCTTTATGTGTGAATTGAAAGAGGAGATTAAAACAAATTATATTGGTAATTTTTCTACAGCTGAAATACATGAAAAATATAAAGACAATTTAGAAAAAGGTCTAGGATGTAAATTACATACGTTTGAGAAACAATCATCTTCTTCATCAGTGGGTTCAGCCGCTTCATTGGATTCATCACCCGACCCACCACATATTTTTCATCATTTAACTCCCCATGGTGAAAAAACAATGTTAAATAAACAATTTTCAACTGAACTAATGATATCAGACGAGCCTTTAATCGGTATTATTGTTGCAAATCATAAGCGTATTCAAAATTATGATCTACTACCTGATATTCTTAGAAGTGTAGGAAGTCCTACTAGACATTTTCCTAGACTAAGCCCCAGTACTCTTAGTGTAACAACACAAGAAATGTTAGAATTCATTGCTAATATAAGAAAATATGGTGAGCCAGTAGTAAAAAGATTAATCATTATTGATCTTTCATGTCAAAAATTTCAAAAACCATATGAACTTAGAGGACTTAGTGAAGAACAATGGAATACATTTAAAAAAGATGTAAATGAAAGAGGTTATGGTGGTGGAAAATATAAACCGTTGAAGAAATCAAGAAGAAATAAAAAAAGAAAAACAAGAAAAACAAGAAAAAATAAATGAATATTCCTTTATGACAAATTATAGAGTTAGTCATAAAGATTTTATACCAGTGAAGATTTATATTTCGACCCTCTCATCAAACAATTGGAAAACATCTTTATCATGTGTAATAATCATAATACATTTTTTATAAGCTCTAAAATGTTGTATTAAAGAGAGAACTTCGTGTTTCAATCCGGGGTCTAGAGCATTTGTAGGTTCGTCCAAAACCAATATTTGTGTAGGATTAATCAGACCACTTATTAAATTAGCGACTTGTCTTTGACCTCCAGAAAGGTTCTCACCAAGAGCACCTGCATATGTCTCATCTAAATCCACATTGCGATACAACTCTTTTATCTTATCATATTTCAAAATCTCTGCCAAATGTCCTTGACATTTCGTTTCATCTTTACATCCATACAAAATGTTCTCGAGAACTTTTCTATCAAATAGTCTGGAATTCTGATTAACATATGTAATGTTCTCTCGAATATAAGTCGGATCTATAGTTTTAATATCATGACCATCAATATAAATTTTTCCACTCGTGGCATCATGAAGGCGCAAAATTAATTTCACAAACGACGATTTACCATTACCAGATAAACCAGTTATTCCTATTATTTTGCCTACTAAATCCAATTCTTTAGAATAGTGTTCGAAAACGGGTCTGTCTGTCCCCGAATATTTAAAAGAAACATCTTTAAACAAAATAGTATTAAATGCCAATTTTATTTCAGGATATTCAGTCTGTTTTTGAATTAATTCGCCAATATCCACCCCATCAATCATATCATTGAATTCGCGTAAAATAAGGTCAATACGCCCCGCCAAATCCATATTATGAGGAATACTTTGAACCGTATCAGAAATATTATCACGATACATAATCAAGACTGTCAAAAAGGTAACAACACTAATGGTATCAAGTTTCTTTCGTGAAAATAAATACAAAATATAATACATTGTTGAGAACATCACGACATAAACACCCGTATTCATCACAAACATATGATTGGTCATAAATTTAGTCATAGCTACTGAAAACTGGATACAATCATTGGTTTTTTCTTCAATCACTTCGAGTTCTTTCTCCATAGTTCCTCTGTAAATTACTTTATCGATGTTATTGAGATTGTCCAAAATATATCGCTCATTAGCAACTACAACTTCTTCTTGTTTCTGTTTATATTCAAACATTGCTCTCCAACAAAAGAACAAATAACTGAAGAGAACTATATTAGCTAATAAGAACCCGATACCTAGTTCTACATTTTTCCAACATAAATATACAGTAATCACTACTAAAAATCCTACTGTGGGAAGGAAATTAGTGAGAACATCGTTTATTAAACTTGTAGATGCCGCCGCAATACGAGTAATCGGAGTCATAAAATCTGCAAAATTGATATTTTTCATATCTTCGTAGTTCGTTTTCAATATGAGTTCGAATAATTCCTTTTTGATCCAATTCGCAAGAGTTGTTAAAAGATGGTTCTGAGACATTTTGTATAAATAGAGAACACCGATGTAAAAAACCGAAATCCCCACGAAAATCCAAAAGAAAAAGAATATATTTGTAGTGTCGTTTAAATTGATATATTTTATGATGTTTGCGTTTATTTTAGAGGAAATATTAGTATAAACAAAAGATAGGACGAGTGATAAAACAAGAAGCCATATCATATTTCCTTTTTGTTTCTGAAAAAATCTGTCAAAGAGATAAAGGAATATATTCATATATATTCTTTTACACATTTTATTATTTTTTATTTTTGTCATAAAGGAAATATATAGATATCCTATATGACAATTCTCGATAGACCACCTATAAAAATGACCGTATCTGTAGGCGGAGCTGCTAAGAAAGCCGCCACACCAGTATATGTCCTTCCTCCTGTTGCTGTAAAACAGGGGGCAAAATTACCACCTGTATTTGGAAATAATGCCACAACATTTTACAAACCCCATTCATTATCCACATCTGGAACCGGAACTGTTGTGAACAGTCGTCATAAAGGCCGATTTACTTAATCTTTATTCAATCCAGACTATATGTATCTTGATTTATATCTTCTTCCTCTTCATTTTCTTCTTGTTCATTCTGTATGACAACATCATCACTATCTTCCTCATCATCGTCCTCTTCCTCGTCATCGATTACATATCGATGAGAAGGGTTTCTTCGTAAAACGGGTTCATCCATTATTCTTTGCTCTTCATCTACAACCGTATCAACTCCATCACTTTCGTTATCACTATCACTATAATATTCACTATCATGGTCGCTTTCATAAGTAAATGTCGGGATTGGTCGAATAGAACGATTATATACAGCCGATAAATGAGATGTCATAAAATCCCCGTCTTCTTCATCCCTAGGAAATGGCAAATATTTTTCATCGAAATAATATTGGCAATTGCCACTGGGTTGAAATGGATTGTTTGTGACAACTTGAACTTTCCTTCTGCCGAAATTCATATTATAATCTGCAAATAAATGCAATTTTCTATGGAGTTTTCTTGAAACACGCATCTTTTTGTGATTATTTAAAGAAAATTGCGAAACAACATATAAATCCAAATATGGTTTTAATGCCGCCAATATTTTATCTTTTGGGAAAGTCTTGTGAATACTGAATTTCATATGATTATCTGCAAACATATCACGACAAAGACCATATATATCCGTGCAACCATTTTCTACAAATGTCTTCAAATATTCATCATTAATTAATTCTTCATTATCAATAGCAAACTTCTGAAAATTGAAATCCAATCTAAAAAACTGCTCTAATAAAATGGGCATCTGATAATCAGACCTTTTTATAGCAAAATAAATATTATATAATGACGATTTATCAAAAGGCAAATTTGTATATGGATTTTTACATACTATAGGATCGGGGAAAAAATGACAACAATGTGATAAAGATGATGAAATCGACCGAATAAGTTCCTTTAATTGGAAAACATATTTAGTATTATTTTGTAATAAAACCAAAGTATTTTTATCATCTGGTGAAATAGGTGTCATAAACAAGTCATCGGTGTTATATATTCTGGCTTTTTTCCATTTCCAAATCCGTTTTAATCGACTTATTGCATGTGCCATCTTTTTGACATTACCACAAGTATTTATTAAACTATCTTTCTGTTCGGTTGTCATAAAGGGTCTATTGAATACATCTTTTAAATACGATAATAATGTTATATTTCCAAATGGTATATTTGAACAAATAAAAAAGAATTTGGTTTCTGGTGAAAAATAATGTTCCGATATCAAATCTCCAAATGAAGTCATTTCTTATAATTATAACACCGTTTTTTTATATCTTTTATGATTTTTATGGATAACTGAGATAAACATTTTTTTATGAAACCTATATAATGCTAGGTTTCATACAGAAATTTTTGGATCCTTCTTCTAATAATAATTCTATGATTGGTTTTGAAGATGTAAAAATAGCAATTCGTCAAGGTTCTCAATCTTATTTATTAATAAATACTCTTTCTATCATGGAGCAACAATGTTTAATATCTGGCACTCTGGCATATGACCGTGAGGAGATTGTCATAAACAAGATTATTGAAGAAACTACTAATCTGCCAAATATAATTATATATGGAAAACATTCTGTGGATGAAAGTCCCCAGATTAAACAACGACAATTGAAATCTCTGGGGTTTAAACGGGTTTATATTTATTCCGGTGGATTATTTGAATGGTTATTATTACAAGATATTTATGGGACTGCCGAATTCCCTACTACGGGGACATGTAAAGATTTATTGGCTTTTAGACCAGCCCCTTCTTTAATGACACGACCGGCGATTACTTATTGAAAATGTTACTACGAATGTTACTACGAAGTGTCAATATTTCATTTAAGAAATCCTTTTTAGAGGGTCAAAAAGAAAATATAATATTTCTTTAGGATCCCTTTAAGAAACTTTTTATAATTCTTTTTTGAGAACATTTTCAATGAATGTTACTACGAAGTGTCAATATTTCATTTTAGAAATCCTTCTTAGAAGATCAAAAAGAAAATATAATATTTCTTTAGGACCCCTTTAAGAAACTTTTTATAATTCTTTTTTGAGAACATTTTCATTAAATGTTACTACGAAGTGTCAATATTTCATTTAAGAAATCCTTTTTAGAAGATCAAAAAGAAAATATAATATTTCTTTATGACTCCCTTAAGATACTTTTTATAATTCTTTTTTGAGAACATTTATTGAAAATGTTCTCAATATTTCATTTTAGAAATCCTTCTTAGAAGATCAAAAAGAAAATATAATATTTCTTTAGGACCCCTTCAAGAAACTTTTTATAATTCTTTTTTGAGAACATTTTCAATGAATGTTACTACGAAGTGTCAATATTTCATTTTAGAAATCCTTTTTAGAAGATCAAAAAGAAAATATAATATTTCTTTAGGACCCCTTCAAGAAACTTTTTATAATTCTTTTTTGACACTTCGTAGTAACATTTAATGAAAATGTTCTCAATATTTCATTTTAGAAAACCTTTTTAGAAGACCAAAAAGAAAAATATTATATATTTATGAACCTTTTTTAAGAACCATTTGAGAACTTTGTGTCAAAATGTATATACTTTTATTTGCCCATAAATCAGAATAGTAATAATTCGGTCCTGATTTTGTATATTTGCGTTGTTCTTCGCGGTATTCTGGATATTGTGAGAGAACTTTTCGATTTTTATTCAAAATATATGTTCCTGCAATAGAATTGAAATATTTTATCTTTTTGACCAATGTTTTATATTCATCTTTAAAATACATTTCGCCAAATAATCCTGGACCCGTTGGATACAAAGGGTTATATCCATAATACTTGTTTTTGACATTCTTGACAACTTGTTGTATGCAGTCATAAAGGATTGGATTATTTGGAATAGTTGCCATAACAGCATTATAAAGTCCTATTTGTTGGTTTTTCCAAGTGGCCGGGTCGGTATTTCTTATTAAAGTTTCATAATAGTTGGGAGATTGATGAAGAGCCAATTCAGTGGAAAGTGGTAAAGACATATCTGGATAAGGACGGTCTAGAACAAAGTTCTCATTATCATGTGTCATTTCCAAAAGAGAGAACCCAGGTTCGCATTGGAATTTTATATCAAGATAAATACCTCCTGTTTTATATAACACACAATAACGCCACAAATCCGCTTTATAAGCACCTGGAATCAACTTGTCATAAGCGGCGAGAACTTCGGCGTCATAATTTGCTTTTATATAAGCCCGACAGTCTTCATCGTCATAAAGATAATGGTCGAATTCCGGATTAGCTTTTTTCATGCTCTCAACACATTTTGCCATTTTAGGTGGCAGGTCTTTTGTTGCCCATGTTTGATAGATAATAAGAGGAACTACTGAACCAAACAGTTCTTCTGGTTCAGAGGTTCTCTTTGTATAAAGTGGTTTGTCCTTGTTCGTGTTCTCTCTATCTTTTATAGGGGTCATTGTAAAAAATATTTTGTAATAAAAAACAATAAATACCAATGCTAAAAATCCATACATAATATTCATTTCAGCATAAAAAAGAATTACACAGACAAAAACTAGTTTTCCAAAAACTGTCTGGCTAAAATCTAGTAATTTGGGTCTCCACGTGGGATAGAATGAAATAACGAATAAAATAGGAATAAGAATAGCCAGAAATTGTTTCCAAGATACTGGCCCGGATGGTATTAAACTCATTTATATATATGGCCGTTTTTATATTTACCATTTTTTATATTTGTCATAAAGGAATAATATACCAATATATATAAATGGACCCGGTTCTCATTTATCCTATTGTATTATTTGTGATTTTCATTTATATCGAGAGAACTGTTCAATTACCAGAAAGTATTCCGATATTGATTTATATTTTAATAGCAGTATATTATACCAAAATCAAACCCATCTATGGTTTAATAGCTACAGTTTTATTCGTTCTTTATATGTCCAACTCTGCAAAAAAGAACCAAACAGAAGGGTTCTCAATAAATGAAAACGAAAGAGGAAAAAGTACAATACCAAAAGTAATTTATCAAACCTGGTCAACAAAAAACCTACCACCTAAAATGGCCGATTGTGTTGAGAACCTGAAACGGTCAAACCCGGGATTTGAATATCATCTTTATGACGATGCTGACTGTCGGGCTTTCATAAAGGAACATTTCGAGCCTGATGTCGCCGATGCATACGATGCTCTTTTACCCGGTGCATTCAAGGCGGATTTATGGAGGTATTGTGTCTTATATATATGGGGCGGTTTCTATGTGGATATCAAATTTATTTGCGAACCTGGGTTCTCTTTTGAGAACATTTCGGAACCACGTTTTTATGTTCGAGAATATAATCATAAAGGAACTGGATTGTATGACCATATTGTTTATACGGGTGTGATTGGTTCCACCGCTAAAAACCCATTGTTCTATAAATGTATTAGACAAATAGTAGAGAATGTCAAAAATCGGTTCTATGGGCCAGAACATACATCACCTACAGGTCCTTGGTTGTTTGCTTCAAAGATGGACCCGGATGAGATTGAGAACATTGAATATGCTTATTATGAGACCGATGGAGTAGGACATATTCGTGAAATTAACGGAAAAAACACAGTAATTATGTCACATTATCCGGAATATAGAGCAGAACAAAAAACCCATTCTAAATCGAGTTATTGGAAAGACGCTTGGATAAATCGTGAGATATATAAAGAATAATAATTCTTTATGACTCTTTGTGAAACCGATAGTTATCGGCTCGATTTCATAGTTGAACCGATAATTCACGGTTCAGATGTTTGCGTAAGTTTTTCTATGAATTTGTCAAAAACAGCCATATCGAATACATTTGTCTGATTATTATCATATGGATTTGGAACAGTAGTATCAGCAAATTGAACCAACATGGTTTCCATTCCATAATCGGCATTTGCTGGGTCAATTGGACAATACATGAAAAATTGTCGTTCGCCATATTCCTTTATGACAACTGCGCCAACTATTTCATCAGAACCTCTATAAATAAAAAATCCGCCTTTTATTGCCGACATGTATATATTTTATTAAGCATAATAAAAATCGAATTTAAGTGGGATGTTCTCAATCGGGACCATCATTTTCTCTGGATCTCTATCGAAATTCGAGAACCAGAAGACATATTTTCCTTTATGAATCGTAAATCCAATACAGAATTCTATACTGACATTATTAAAAACAAAGAAATTCGAATATTTAATAGGCTTCAACGTTGATTTATCTAAAAGAACCAATGCATGGAAATAACGGCGCGGATGACCTTCATAACTGAAATGAACAACTCCTAATAAACAATTATTTTCTACTGAAATAAAAGCAGAAGAACCACGAATATTTGAGAACATTGGTGTTTGATGTTCCCAAGTTCTAACTATTTTCAATTGGTTCTCTACAATCGCGCCTACTTCAAACGGTTTCCATTTATAAATAAAATGGTCGCTTCCTTCAAATTCCACTGGTATCCAGTTCTTTTCACACCAACTTCCAGGGTCAGGTGGAATGAGAACTTGGTTTTGCACCAGTTTATTCTCTTTGACAATCCCACGAACCATTCTATTACGTCCTATACCTGAATAATTAATACTTGTTGCTATGTATCCCAAATAACCATCCGACCTGTCATAAAGACGAATATCTTCTAAACCATATATTGAACCTCCGTGGCAAATAATCCCATTTTCTTGTCCTCCTCCTCCTCCTACTTCTTCTGGATTAACTTCTGTGAATTCTAAAGGCATCAAGTTCTCATCATCCAGTTCAGAAATAAAATTACGGGTTCGTATTGCACCAGCATCGTCTTTTATCCAATAAGCCCCATTCTCCCAAAGCCAATAATTCACATATCGAGTATTAATCATATGTTTTCCTTTATGACAAACATAAGAAGTCGATGTAGGAATATAATCGCCATAATCGGGGTAGTCATATCGAATATGCTCTATACCAGCCGTTTTGGATAAATTGAAAGACATGAGTTCGCCATCAAACATAAGAATTCTTTCATCGTGGTCGCCTGCATACCATACTACAGAAAGTCCATGTTTCAATTCTACATAGGCCCAAAAATTGACTTCCCAAACTAATTTTTTATGTTCTCTCAAAAAGTTTTCAAAATGGTTGGTATATTCTCGATGGAATTCTAAAATTCTTTTTAGAGAACCTATAAAGAAACCTCCACAAAATCTCCAACAAATATCATTCATCAAAAAATCTTCATTCACTAAATCTTTCGACCAACATCCTGGAAGTGTCAAAAAGTATTCTGGTAATTCGCGTTTCGAAAGAGCCTCCAACCAATAAATGGCTAAAGGTTCTCTAGTGCCCTGTAATATATGAAAAATATTGAAATCTATCCAGGCGAAATGAGTGGCATCGAAGGGGTTCTTTTCGACAGCCCTTACCATATATTCCGTTTTAGTATTCATCAAAAGAAGGTATTCTTTGGTATCTTTCTCTGGATTACGTGTATTTGGTAAGTCAATTGGACCAGATTCGTCAGCAACTTTTTGATATGTTTGATATGTCCATGTTTCGGACAAATCGAGAACATCTACTAAAATAACATTTTTGAAGTTCGCCAGGATTTCTCTACGAAAATATTCTTCGACATCTCGAGAACAAAATACGGCCAATTCGATACCTGTTTTACAAAGTTTCTTAAAATGAGTGAAACGCCAATCGAGGTCTTTATTTTGATAAGGAGTATCATAGATAGTCATAAAGGCTGATACGAATGTGGTTCTCGTCATTTATAGTATTATATTGGAATTGTTTTATATTTTTTATAGGACCCTATAAAATCGATTAGCTAAATTCGTTTGTAGAGAACCACACAATTTCCTTTAAGACAATTCAGAGTATAAAAAATGACAAATCTTGTTCTCGTATTCGATGTTGAAACTACTGGGCTTCTACCGAAAGACCCTGCTCCTGGTAATATCCCATATATCATACAATTCAGTTTTGTCTTGTATGATATGATTGAAAAACGTGTCGTCGATACGTATGACCAATACATTTGCATCCCAGCTACAGTGGTCCTGAAACCTGAAATAACTAAGCTTACAGGAGTAACCAGGGACATACTGGAAGAGAAAGGTGTCGATATCCGTGATGCTCTGGAGGCCTTCTATCATGCATATCAGAAAGCCGATATCTTGGTGGCTCACAATATGGAATTCGACCATACCATGACCATGATGGAGGCGTCTATCCATTTCCCAGAACTGGCAAAGGCACTCGGTTCGGAATTTAAAAAACCCACTTACTGCACCATGAAACAGGGAACCGATATTTGCCAAATAAGACGCACCAACTCGCGCGGGGTCTATTACAAGCAACCCAGATTAGCTGAACTACATCAATTCTTCTTTGGGACAATTCCAGAAGGTCTTCATAATTCCATGGTAGATGTTTTGGTCTGTTTGAAGTGCTATATGAAGATGAGATGGGGTCAGAATATTTAGACAGTGAATTCAAACACGTTTTCGTGTTTTCCTAATTGTTTTTAGTTGATTTCTTCTGGTGGTAATGAAATCGACTTTTTTTACCATTAATTGTAGATCTCTGGTATCATTTTCTTCTTTGGTTATCGGGATTGTCTTAAAGATGAATTCTGGGTTGGAGTTCGGAATATGATTGAACCATTGGTTTAACTGAATGGGTTTTTTACACCTTTTAACATTTCAAACGCCGATTTTACGGCATAAAAAATAATTAAAAAAATGTAAAATCAATAGGCATGCTTACCCTTATGGGGTTATTTCTTAACGCCGATTGTCTTACTTAACCCTGTCTTTTTGTTTCCACAGGTGAAAGACGATGCTTGAAACTGAAACTCTACTGGTCTTATTTGGTTATGTATCCAACATTCAGTTAAGTTCAGTATATTTATTGCAGAATTCTTATCCCTTGTTCTAAATACGATATTTTTGTTTTCGCAACTCACGCAGTTAGAACAAGTGAATAATCTGT